CAGTATATGCAACAGCCAACAGCTGAAGAAGGTGCAATATTAAAACGAGAGTGGTGGCAAAACTGGGAAGAACACAACCCACCTCGAGTCGATTATATTGTGCAAAGTTATGATACAGCATTTTTAAAAAAAGAATCAGCCGACTTTAGTGCGATAACAACATGGGGAGTTTTTGAGGATGAAGACAAAGGTTACAATATTATCTTACTCAATGCATTTAAAGATAGGTACGAGTTCCCTGAATTACGTCGCGTGGCTCATGAAGAGTATCTATATTGGCGGCCTGATATGGTCTTAATCGAGGCTAAGGCTTCAGGAATACCATTAACGTCAGAATTGAGAAGAATGGGAATTCCAGTAATTAACTTTACACCGAGCCGTGGAAATGATAAACAAGCGAGAGTAAACTCAATATCTCCGCTTTTCGAAAGCGGTAAGGTATATGCTCCTATGCATGAGCACTTTGCACAAGAAGTAGTTGAAGAATGTGCAGCGTTCCCGCATGGTGATCACGATGACTACGTTGATAGTACAACACAGGCATTGATGAGAATACGACAGGGCGGACTTCTACCTCATCCAGAAGATGAAAAAGAAGAGCCGACTGAACCAAGACAACTGGAGTATTATTAGTATGGAATTTGAAAACTACGAAGATGTAATCGACGCTTTTGAAAGAGACAACATGGGCTATGATACTTTAACTGATTACATTAGAGGTCAAAACATTAAGCTTAAAGGCATATCATTAGATGAGGCCGGAACAGATTCTACATTTCTTGGAGACGAGCCACCAAAACGATCAGGCATTATGGAAACTGATGAAGCTAAAATGATGATGGCAGAAGCTCCAATGGCAGCTGGTGCTGATGACAGAGATCCTTTCCTAGTTGAAGAGTATGAAAAATATATTTTTGATATGATGGAACAAGGTTTACAACCAATGTCTTTTGAAGAATTTAGAAGAGAAGCTATGGCTGGCATGGCAAAAGCTCAACCAAAAGAAATAGAAGAAATTAAAGAGAAAAAAGTAATATCTCTAGCAGGCGGCGGAATATCAGAATTACTGGAGGCCTAGTATGGCCACTTCTTTTAATAGAAATCCTTTAGGTAGTAATCAATATATACTTAGAACAGACGAAGAGATACAAGCTATCATAGATAGCTATCCTGATAACTGGACTAAAAAAGATTTTAGAGGCGAAGGTAAATTAAATAAAATAAAAATCTTAACTCGTAAAGAAACAGAAAGACCAAATTTAAATTTTAAGTTTACAGGTAAAAGAACTTTTAAAGAACCTAATATAGAAAATATTAAAAGAACCCAAAAAATAAAACCTGCGCAAGGTGGAGAGATATCTATTAAAGGTGGCAAAGAAATAGGAAAAAATTTTAGTCATATATTTCCTATTATTGAAAGTGCTCCTCCAGGAACAAAATCAACTGGTGTAATTGATGCAAAAATGAATAGAGCACTAGAGGGCTACAATAAAGTTGCACAAAAAATTGCAGAAGATCAAGAGCTATTAATTAAAAATAAACCAGAGGGTTATAAGAAAAAAATACTAGAATTAAATGCTTTAGCAAAAAAGAATACTGAAACAGCTGTTAAAAATTTAGGAAAAGATTTTAAAGGAACTATTGGTCATTTTAGAGTTGATCCTGACACAGGAGAGTTTGTTAAAAAAGGCGGTAACTTTAAAAAAACTTTTGCTGGTATAGAAGGTGAAGATAAAATTTTTAAAGACATGACAGGAAAAGAAAGAAAAACTTTTGAAAGAAAAATTTCTAATCTTGAAAAATTAAAGACTATTCCTGAGATCACAACTGCATCTAAAATAGATAGACCAGAAAAAGCTTTGTTGAAAGAAGACTTTAAAGCATTCTCTTCTAGAATAAAAAATTATGATAACTTAGATCCAACAACTTATCCGTCTAAAACTTATGTTCGTGATGAACTTAAAAAAGTTCCGGTCAATGCACCCGTAAATCAAACAATAAAAGATTTTGATATTCCAAAAGGCACAATATTAAAAGGTCTTGCAAAAGGCACACTTAGAGCTGTTGCACCATTCGTTCCATTTGTTGGAGCGTTAGGTGTTGCACTTGGGGTATCTGATGTTGCAAAAGCAAAAGACGAAGGGCTAGAAGGAGAGGAGCTTGGAGTTGCATATTTAGTTGGACCAGAGCTAGCTAAAAAATATTCTGATTTTAAAGATAGAAACTTAAATGTAGAAACCGAATCAGAGGGGATCATGGGACTTTGATGATAAAACGATTAACTAGAACAATACCACCACTTAGAGGACCAGACCCACAAGGGTTGAATGTTCCATATAAACCGACTATAGTGGTTCGGAACTCGGAGAAAATAAATGGCAGAAATAGACAAGGCTCTTCCAAACGTAGAGCAAACAATAAAAACGCCTAGTGAAGAAGAACTTCAGGTAGCGACAGAACAAAATATTCAGGAGCAAGTTGGTCCAGAAGATGTAAAAATCGAGGAGCAGGAAGATGGCTCTGTTGAAATTAATTTTGATCCTGAAGCAATTAATCAGCCAAATACCGAAAATCATTTTGACAATCTAGCAGACTTATTACCAGAAGAAATCCTTGGTAGACTTGGATCTGAGATTTATGAGAATTACGAAAATTACAAAACATCTAGAAGAGATTGGGAACAAAGTTATACAAAAGGTTTAGATCTTCTAGGATTTAAATATGAAAATAGAACACAACCATTTCAAAATGCAAGTGGTGTAACACACCCTGTTTTAGGGGAAGCTGTTACACAGTTTCAAGCACAAGCTTACAAAGAATTACTTCCAGCAAATGGACCAGTGCATACTCAAACTATGGGTGCACCGAGTAGACAGAAAGAAGATCAATCTGTTAGAGTAAAAAATTTCATGAACTATCAGCTCATGAATGTGATGAAGGAGTATGAACCCGAGTTCGATCAAATGCTTTTTTATCTCCCTCTTAGTGGCTCTGCTTTTAAGAAAGTCTATTATGACGAGCTCTTAGGCAGAGCTGTTTCTAAGTTCGTACCCGCTGATGATTTAATAGTTCCATACACTGCAACATCTATCGAAGATGCAGAGGCAGTTGTGCATAAATTAAAAATGTCAGAAAATGATTTAAGAAAAAAACAAGTGTCAGGTTTCTATAGAGATATAGAAATAAATCCTGGATACAATCAAGAAACAGACGTAGAGAAAAAAGAAAGAGAGTTAGAAGGTGTTAAAAAAACAAGAGAAGATAATATTTTTACTATCTTAGAATTCCACATGGATTTAGATCTAGAAGGATTTGAAGACAAGGATAACGTTGGTGATATGACTGGAATTAAACTTCCGTACATTATTACTTTAGATGCAGGTAGCAGAGAAGTATTATCTATTAGAAGAAACTATCAACCTAATGATCCGTTAAAAAAGAAAATAGAATATTTTGTTCATTTTAAATTTTTACCTGGTCTAGGGTTCTACGGTTTTGGTTTAATCCACATGATTGGTGGTTTATCTAGAACTGCAACTAACGCATTAAGACAATTAATTGATGCAGGTACATTTTCAAATATGCCTGCAGGTTTTAAACAACGAGGTATTCGTGTAAGAGACGAAGCAAATTCTATCCAACCTGGAGAGTTCAGAGATGTAGATGCACCTGGTGGAAACATCCGAGACGCATTTATGCCCTTACCATTTAAAGAACCATCACAGACTTTATTGCAGTTGATGGGGATTGTAGTTCAGGCAGGACAACGATTTGCCGCCATAGCTGACATGCAGGTCGGTGACGGCAACCAACAAGCAGCTGTTGGTACGACCATAGCTCTCTTAGAACGTGGTTCCAGAGTCATGTCAGCCATACACAAAAGAATGTATGTGGCGATGAAACAAGAGTTTGAATTACTTGCAAATGTATTCAAAACTTATTTACCAAATGAATATCCCTATGATGTTGTTGGTGCACAAAGAACTGTTAAGGTTACAGATTTTGATGACAAGATAGATATTATTCCTGTAGCTGATCCAAATATATTTTCACAATCACAAAGAATAAGTTTAGCACAAACAGAATTACAATTAGCTATGTCTAATCCACAAATGCATAACATGTACGAAGCGTACAGAGATATGTACGAAGCAATCGGTGTAAAAAATATTGATGCAATATTACCACCACCGCAACAACCAATGCCAATGGATCCTGCATCAGAGAATATTATGGCAATGACTGGAAAACCTTTTCAAGCATTCAAAGGTCAAGATCACAGAGCTCACATTACAGCTCACTTAAATTTTATGGCTATGAATATGGCAAAAAATAATCCTGTTATAACCGCAGCATTAGAAAAAAATATCTTTGAACATATTTCTTTGATGGCACAAGAACAATTAGAAATAGAATTTGCAACTGAGCTACAACAAATTACACAATTACAACAAGCTATACAGGTAAATCCACAGCTACAACAAGATCCACAAGTACAACAACAGATTTTAACAGTTACAACACAAATGGAATCTAGAAAATCTAAGCTAATTGCTGAAATGATGAGAGAGTTTAGACAAGAAGAACAAGAAATTATGGGTGGATTTGGAAATGACCCTGTTGCACAACTAAAAGCAAGAGAATTAGACCTAAGAGCGCTTAACGAAAGTGTAAAACGTGAGCAAGATCAGGAAAAAATTAATTTAGATCGATCAAAACAGCTTATGGGTCAAGAACAGTTTGATGAAAAGCTTGAACAAAACGAAGAATTAGCAAATTTACGAGCAAGTACATCATTAACAAAGCAAGCAATGTCTCAAACAGCTAAAATGCAGAATGATTTGTTCAAAATGGCTGATGTAGAGATCTTGAAAGGTCCAAAAAGATAGTATAAGGAGAAACTATGACAAAAAATAATGTAAAAGATCCAAAAATTACTCCAGAGTTGGGTGCAGATAAGGATGGTATGCAAAAAGGTGGGATTGATATCCAAACTACGATGCCAAACGAGTCACAGACTGTGGATGTAAAAGGAACTAGAAGAATTAGACCCGATAAGAAGCCGGTAAAAGCTACTTGGTATTAGTATGGCGTGGTTTGGTTTAGCAAAGGTTGCTTTGCAGGCTGGCACGCACATATTTAAGAAGCGCCAGGAGACAAAGATGGCTATGGCTGACGCTCAGCATATGCATGCAAAGCGTATGGCCGACGGACAGGCGGAATACCAGGGAAAACTTTTAGAAGCCCGACAATCGGACTGGAAAGACGAGTTCGTTTTACTCGTGTTAACATCGCCGATAGCGGTGCTCGCTTGGGCGGTCGTATCGGATGATCCTGCAGCCATGGATAAAGTAAAATTGTTCTTTGAGTATTTTTCGGCACTCCCCCAATGGTTTACAAATTTGTGGATCCTTGTCGTGGCGAGTATTTATGGTATAAAGGGAACACAAATATTTAGAAACGGAGGAAAAAAATAATGCCAAACTTTAGATTTAATACACAAGTAGGTCAACCAAGAGGACAAGTCGGTAGAAAAAAATTAGCTGGCGGCGGAATGGGTGGCAGAACAGGAGACATGATGTATTCACGAGGACAAGGTGAAAACATGAAGTCTAAAAGAATGCCAACTGAACTTATGGACAGAGGCGCTATGAAAAAAGGCGGTAAAGTCGGTAAGAAAAAACAAGGATTCAAAGCTAGAAAAGATGAATCAATTGCTATGAGAATTAAGAAGAAAAGAACTAAAAAGCAATTGAAAGCTTCTAGAGATGAGTCTTATGGAAAATTTGGTTCTAAAGCTAAAAAATCTGGAAAGATTAATAGATAGTGAAAGGCCAGAAAAAAGTTAAGAAGGTAATGCGTGAGTTTAAAAAAGGCAAACTCAACATTGGCGGCTCTAAGAAAAAAGTAAAAAATAGAAAGCAGGCAATTGCGATTGCCCTTTCTCAAGCTGGAATAAAAAGGAAAAAATAATGGGAAATCCAATAAGCAAAAGTAAAAACCCGGGACTAGCTAAAATGGCTAAATCACCAAAAGGAAAAAAAGCAGTAGCTAAAATGGGATTTAATCCTGATAGAATAGTTGCTAAAAAAGGTGGAAGAGTAAAGAAGAGAAAAAAATAATGGCACGTAAAGGTTTATACGCAAACATTCATGCCAAAAGAAAACGTGGTGGTAAAATGAAAAAGAAAGGTGCAAAGGGTGCACCGACTGCAGCTAACTTTAGAAGAGCTGCACAAACGGCGAGGAAAAAATAAATGACAAAACTTTGTCCAAGAGGTAAAGCAGCAGCGAAAAGAAAATTCGACGTATATCCGTCGGCATATGCTAACGCCTACGCTTCTAAAATTTGCGCCGGTAAAATTAAAGATCCATCTGGAGTCAAGAGAAAAGATTTTAGAGGCAGTAAAGCTGAGGGTGGATTAATGGAAGCAACTTCTAGATTAAAAAGACAAGGTTTAAAGAAAGGTGGTTTTGTTGCTCGAGGATGTGGAGCTATTATGTCAAACAGAGCAAAGAAAACTAAAATAATTAAACATGTCTAAAAATGGTCTGGATAAATGGTTCAAGCAAAAATGGGTAGATATTGGTTCCAAGAAAAAGGATGGTTCATTCGCAAAATGTGGCCGTTCAAAACAAAAAGCAGATGCGAAACGAAAGTATCCGAAATGCGTCCCACTTGCAAAAGCCACACGGATGAGCGACTCGCAAAGGGCGAGTGCTGTCAGACGAAAAAGAGCAGCGAGTAATACTGGACCAAAACCAACAAACGTAAAAACTTTTGCAAAAAGAAAAAGTATGAGCATGGGTGGTTTGGCATGAGCAGTGTAAG